AGTGAAACACTTTACAGGAGAAAATTAAAATGGCATTAACTTCACCAGGTGTAGAGGTCAGCGTTATTGACGAGAGTTTTTATACTCCGGCAGAACCAGGCACAGTACCTATAATATTTGTCGCAACAAGCGAAAATAAAACAAACGGCGCAGGAACTGGTGTTGCACCAGGAACTCAAAAAGCCAATGCAGGTAAACCATACCTACTAACATCGCAGCGAGATCTAGTAGACACATTTGGCGATCCTACATTTTATACAGATGCTAACAACAATCCTATTCATGGCGGCGAACAAAATGAATACGGACTACAGGCAGCATATTCATATTTAGGCGTAAGCAACAGAGCGTATGTAGTAAGAGCAGACGTTGATCTTGCAGCACTAACAGCTAGTTCAACACCAACAACAGCAAATCCATTAAACGGAACTTATTGGTTAGATACACAAGTAACAAAGTTTGGTATTTTTGAATGGAACGGCACTGCCGAATCAGCAACTAATAAAGTTGGTCAAACATTTACTAACAAGACACCAACAGTTATTACAGATTCTACACAAACTACAGGATCGTCACCGTATGCTCCAAAAGGTTCGGTAGGCGCTGTTGGCGATTACGCAGTTGTAGCAGTTTCAACTATTATTCGTGTATGGTATAAAAATACTTTAGGTACTTGGGTACAAGTTGGTAGTGCAGACTGGAAAGGCAGCTGGCCTTCAGTAACAGGCACAGCAGGTACTCCTACATTTACAGCAAGCGATACTATTACTATTGGATCTGCAGAAGGTCTTAGTGTAACAGTTACATTATCTGGAACTAGTCTTGCTTCAGCAGTAAGTGATATCAATACAGCATTAGGTGCTGTTGGAATCACTGCACAGGCAGTAGACAATAGATTAGTATTTAAAAATACTGGTGCAACACATTCAAATATCGTTCTTGGTAACGGTACAGGAACTCCATTAACTGATGCAGGTATTACTGCTGGAACATATTATCCTCCGGCACATCAAGCATCTGCTCACACAAGCGTTCCAGAATGGAAAACAGCAGACTCAGTATCTCGTCCAACAGGAAGTATCTGGGTTAAAACAACTACACCAAACAGTGGTGCAGATTGGAAAACAAAAGTTTGGAATGGTTCAACTGAACTATGGGATGCAGTAAGCACACCGATTTATACTTCAAACTCAGCAGCATTGCTTGGCCTAGATAAAACAGGTGGCGGAGCCAATCTAACATCGCTTAATGTTTATGCAATGGCAAATGTTACAGAATCAGCAACAAACCTAGCTAACTTTACTCTTTACAAGCGTAATGCTACAGGTGCTACAACCATTACTAGTGGAATAGTCGACAATCTCACATTTACATCTGGTAGCAATGCGTTTAGTATTAGTGAAACAGTAAAAGGTAGTGCAACATTAAGTACACCTGTAAACGTTCCATTTACTGCAACAGGTGCAGCAAGTGATGCAGATTTAATGGCAACAGCAGTTAACGCAGCAGGATTAACTAACGTTACTGCTAGTGTCGACTCAAGCAACAAAGTTATAATAACACATGCTATTGGCGGTGATATTAGATTTGTTGATGGTGCAAATACGCCGTTAGCAGATGCATTTACTGCGTGGAACTATTCAACTAAAGCAGGAACTGTAAACTTCTATGATACTCCAAGTGGCGCATCAGATGAATATATTGCAACACTTTGGAAAGAACTTACATATACAGCAAGTGATGATGCACCAACTGCACTAGCAGCAGACGGCGCACTATGGTATAGTAGTGTAGTTGACGAAGTTGACATTATGGTACACGACGGAAGCAAGTGGGTCGGATATCTAAATAGCGATTCGCCATATTATGATCTTACTCCAGAAAATGCACCAGATGCAGCAGGTCCAATAGTTTCTGCTACTGCACCAGAAGACGGCGATCGTTCAGATTCTGGAAACTTAGTAACAGGCGATATTTGGATTAGTACAGCAGATCTTGAAAACTTCCCAAGAATCTATCGTTGGAACAATACACTAAACAGTTGGGTTGAACTAGATACAACAGATCAAACAACTGAAAATGGTGTACTATTTGCAGATGCACGTTATAATACAGCAGGCGCAAACAGTGGCACAGCCGGAACTATTGCTAACATGATTGTTAGTAACTATGTTGATGCAGATTGTCCAGATCCAGCACTATATCCAAAAGGCATGATACTTTGGAATCTACGTAGAAGTGGCTTTAATGTTAAGCGTTTTGAGCGTAACTATGTAGACTTGGCAGCAGACAATGAACGTTTTGGTGACGAAGCAATGGGATCATACTATCCGCATCGTTGGGTTACTGAATCAGCTAATGAAGCAGATGGCTCGGGTAGTTTTGGACGTAAGGCACAGCGTAAAGTTGTAGTACAAAAACTACAAGCAATGCTAAACGAAAACCAAGACATTCGCGACAACGAATCACGCATCTTTAACTTGATGGCAACACCAGGTTATCCAGAGCTAATCGGAGAAATGATTACACTAAACTATGACAGAGGCTTAACAGCATTTGTTATTGGTGATTCACCTTTCCGTTTAACACCAGATGCAACTTCACTTAACGAATGGGCAACCAATGTTAATACAGTTGTTGAAGATAACGATGATGGACTTGTAAGTAGAGATGAGTACATGGGTGTTTATTACCCAAGTGGTTTCACAAGTGATAATGCAGGTAACAATGTAGTTGTTCCTCCAAGTCATATGGTACTGCGTACTTTTGCATTAAACGATCAAGTTGCTTATCCATGGTTTGCACCAGCAGGCACAAGACGTGGCGGAGTTACAAACGCAACTTCAACAGGTTATATTAATGGTGAAGGCGAGTTTGTTGCATCAGCACTAAACGAAGGACAGCGAGATACATTGTATCAAAACAACGTTAACCCTATTACATTCTTAACAGGTGCAGGGCTAGTTGTATTTGGACAAAAAACTCGTGCAAGAAATGCAAGTGCTCTTGATAGAGTTAACGTTGCAAGACTTGTAGTGTACTTACGTAGTCAGTTGAATCAGTTGACAAAACCATATCTATTTGAACCAAATGATAAAATCACACGTGATGAAATCAAAGCACAAGTAGAAAGTTTAATGGTTGAACTAGTGGGACTAAGAGCTCTATATGACTTCTTAGTTGTGTGTGACGAATCAAACAACACACAGCAAGAATTGATCGAAATGAACTGTATGTAGATATTGCTATTGAACCAGTCAAAGCAGTTGAGTTTATTTACATTCCGTTACGTATCAAAAACACAGGAGAAATCGCAGGGTTATAAGTCATTAAAGTAGGGGGAAAATAAAATCCCCCTACAAATGATAAATACATGTGATAAGGAGAAACATAGATGGCAATCTCAACTCTATTAAATTTAACAGTACCGTTAGCAAACGATACTAGTGCAAGCAGTCAGGGTCTGCTAATGCCAAAACTAGCGTATCGCTTCCGCGTTACACTTGAAAACTTTGGTATTACAGGCAATACGACTGAACTTACAAAACAGGTTATTGACGCTACAAGACCAAACATTCAGTTCGATCCGATCCAACTTGATGTTTACAACTCAAAGATTTTCATGGCAGGAAAACATACATGGCAAGCAATCACAATGAACTTACGTGACGATGTTAATGGTAATGTTCAAAGGTCTGTAGGCGAGCAACTACAGAAACAGTTTGATTTCTTTGAACAGTCAAGTGCTGCTACAGGACAAGACTATAAGTTTACACAACGCATTGAAGTACTAGACGGCGGCAACGGCGCCAATACTCCAGCTGTGTTAGAAACATGGGAAATATACGGTTGCTATTTAACAAGTGTTGACTACGGTCAGATGAGTTACTCAGCAAATGATCCAATGACAGTAGCTCTTAATATTCAATACGACAATGCTGTACAACTTAATGTTGGTGTTGGAACGCCTAATAACTTCCAAGATCGAAATAGTGAAACAGGCACAGGTGCTACAGGCGCTGCCGCTCTTTAATAACATTTAAGAGATTGCTTGACTTCTAAGGAGCCCAATGGGCTCCTTATTTGTTATGTGCGCTGTTTAAATATAAGATAAATACATTATGCCGTTAAATAGAAACTTTGATAACTTTAGCAATTTTGATACCAACAAAGGTATAATGGGTGACTTCACTCATGCTGCAAACTTGTATAGACGTAATAACTTTAGACTAGCACCTAAAGTTAAATTCTTATACCACGTTGTAATAGATGTAAATCCAATAGCTTTACAATCACTTGGAAACAATGTTAGTAACTTATTAAACAAACGAGAGTTTAATATATTAGCATCTGCCGCAGATTTGCCAACGTATACTATTAATACTGATACCTTAAATCAATACAATAGAAAAAAAGTAATTCAAACAAGAATAAACTATAATCCTTGTAATATTGAGTTTCATGATGATGCAGCAGGCTTAACAACTCTTTTGTGGGAAGCATATTACAGATATTATTATGAAGATGGCAACTATGCTGATCAAGGAACTCGTCCACGTGCATATCAAACTGGATTATACGATAGCGAGCCACAAAATACTTATAGGCATGGTTTTAACAGAGCAAACAAAACTTATCCGTTTTTTAATAGTATAACTATACACCAACTTCATCATCAAAATGCTGATAGTCATTTTACTAGCTTTACACTTGTTAATCCTCTTATAGGTGAATGGCAACATGACAGAGTAGATCAAACAGATGGCAGCGGCTTGATGAAGAACACTATGCGTGTTGATTATGAAACTGTTTTATATGATAGAGGATATACAGGCGAAGATCAGCCAGCAGGTTTTGCAGATAATGCACACTATGATAGATCGCCAAGTCCATATAGTAGTACAGGCTCAAGTGAAAATAATACAACCGGCGTAGACGAAGGATGGACAAAGGTATTTACTGATATATTTTTAGAAGCAATAGGAATAACTGATTTTAATAGTGAACAACAGCGTAATCTAAGATCAACATTTACAACCCAGCCGGTTACAACAAATAATAGAGTTCCGTTTAACAACAGTACTTTTTTTCCAACAAACTCGACCCAAACAGCTATAACTACAGCATTTCTTGATGCAGCATTAGAGTCATCGATATCTCAAAGAGAGTTAAGAAATAATACTATTAAGCAAAGAGATTTGGCCAAAAGCGCACTTCGAAACTATTCAATAGCACAAGGCTCGTCAAACTCGTTTAATGATAACGGACAGTTATTTAATAACTTAACTGCAACCCAGCAATCTCAACTACAACAGGCAGTAGTTGATAACTATAGAGTAGATCCAACATTACAAGGTGCAGCATTTACTAGCATTCTTAAAGATATTATAGGTGGCTAAATGAGTAGTATAACTGATAAAAGTATTAACAAATCAACCGACAGTGCAACAGAAGTAAAATCATTTTTTGATAGATACTTTTCAAAATCAATATCGATTACAAGTAACGAAGTTGATAGTGTATTAGGATTTTTTAAAAAAAGAAAGTTCGAAGAAAGTGCAGCTATTGCTATAACTACAGTACTATTACAACAAGCTAAATCTGAAAATAAAAACATATTTGAATTATTAGATAGTTTAAAAGGATTAGATGAAGTAAAACTTAGTCAACTAGTAGCTGCTATTTTAAATAATAACAGAAGCAAAGTAAGTGCTCTTGGCTATACATCTGACTACCAAGTTGTAACATACGAAAATAGAAACGTTATATTATAATGTCACGCTTTGCACAAGGCAAATATACGTTAAAGAATCCTGAAAAATATATAGGCGGCAGAACTCCTACTTATAGAAGTAGTTGGGAGTTTGCCTTTATGCGTATGTGTGATACAAATGAAAACATAACAAAATGGGCTAGTGAAGCAGTTCGTATTCCTTATAGAAATCCATTAAGCGGAAAGCACACCATTTATGTTCCAGATTTTTTTATAGTATATAATGATCGTACAGGTAAACAGCATGTTGAACTTATTGAAGTTAAGCCAGCAAATCATACATTTAAAGAACAACTAGGTAACAGCAAAGTAAACAAGTTACACTATGTTGTTAATCAAGCTAAGTGGGCAGCAGCTAAAGGTTACTGTAAACAAAAAGGAATGATATTTAGAGTTGTAAATGAAGGTGATATTTTCCATCAAGGTAAACGAAAATAAGATAAATAATAGTAGCATATAATGGAAAACTATTATGACAAAAAAACTTGAAGAAATGTTAAACCTTCCGGACAACGATGATATTAAACAACAAGCACAAGAACAGGCAGTTGTTGCACAAGAAGAAACTTTTAGAGATATTGCAGAGTTTGACAAGATTGCAAGTGCGTTGCCGGCTGTCAAAGGACTTGGACAAAAAGCAGACGACGAACTCGAAGATATTGCATCACGTGCATTAGAAGCATACGATGATTTAATGGACTTGGGTATGAATGTAGAATCACGTTATGCTAGTAGAGTATTTGAAGTTGCCGGAGGAATGCTCAAAACATCATTAGATGCTAAAGTTGCTAAAATGGACAAGAAACTAAAAATGATTGACCTACAACTTAAAAAAGAAAAAATGGACAGAGACAGCAGCCCAGGCGACGGTGCTATAGTCAACGGTGAAGGTTATGTTGTCTCGGATCGAAATAGTCTTTTAGAGAAACTAAAAGGCATGAAAAATGATAAATAGTAACATAAAGTAGGAATACAATAATGAAAAACTTTGCTGATTATTTAACCGAGAGTAAAAAAACATACGAGTTTAAGATCGGTGTAGCTGGTGAGCTGCCTGAAAACTTTGAGGATATGCTCGAAACCAGTTTACAAAAATACGGATGCTCTCAAATTGCAGCTGGTAAAAAAACACCAATACAAGAGCGTCCATTAGATTTTCCACAGTTAGAAAATTGCGAAGCTACATACTTTGAAATAAGTTGTGCATACCCAACAACAGTACAAGTGCTTCAAGAGTACATTGGACAATGTTGCGGTGTTGAACAAAGTCATATTATTGTACGTAATCCAAATGAGCCGCAAGAGTTGTACCAAGAAGAAACTTCTTCGGATGTATATGTTGCAAAGTTAACAGTTGAAGACATGGGTGGCGAAAGCGCACAAGAATCAGTTGGCGAAGATAGAGTAATGAACCTACTAAAAGAATTAGAGACAGCTCGTAAAGAACAGTCAGGAGACTAATATGAAAAAAGTAAACGAAGCTAATATGAATATTAGTGTAAATGGAGAGAGTGCTTCGGAGGTTTCAGAACTACTACGCATTATGCAACTAGCAGGCACAGATGCAAAAGAAGTCGGCGTTGATGATATTAATCAGGACGACGGTGCTTGTCCGATATGCGGCGAAATGCACAGTCCAAGCCAGTCAATGGGAGGTTGTGGATCAAGTAGTCCTGAAGAACCATCAATGGCAGATACCATTAAAATGATTTCAAAAGAAGAAGAAGATTACGAAGGTGGTTTTGGAGACGCAACTACAGAACCAGATGACGAATACATGAGATCAAATGCAGGCGATGTAAGTGATATGATTCCAAGCGGTGATGATTTACACAAAGAAAAAGGATCACACCCAGCTACAGCAGGTGGCGACAATCCAATGAATACAACAAAAGAAAGTATTCATGCAATGCTTACAAAAGCACTTGCTGAAAAACAAGCAGGCGCAAGACCAGACTTTCCTGATTTAGACAATGACGGCAATAAAACAGAACCTATGAGTCAAGCTATTGCACAACGTGATGCTGAAGACGAAGATGACGAAGAAGTAGCAGAGTATGATGTGCCTAGTAACTTTGAAAACAAGCACAAAGATATTAACAATCTTGGACGCAAAATGATGGATATGAGTTCAAATATGTCAGGAACTGATGATACTAGTTTGATGATGGCAAATGCACTTTCAAGACTTGGCGAGGTATTGGCTGAGTTTGGCGGCAGCGGATTTGCTGCTAACAACATGGGAGACGTTGTCAAGAAATCATCTTTAACTCCAGAGATTGTAAAAATGCTGATGAAAAAAGCAAAAGAAGAAGATTAACAAAATATTCCCCCAACTCAATAGCGCCTCCGGGCGCTATTTTTTTGAATAAATATTGTATGGCAGCATCATTAGACGGCGTCTTAATCAAAAAGGCGAATAGAAAAGAAACATTTACCGAAGAACAAGTTGAAGATCTTCTAGCTTGCATGGATCCGGATACAGGATACTTGCATTTTTCACGTAAGTTTGCTTATATACAACACCCAACTAAAGGTAAACTACTGTTTGATCCTTATGAGTATCAGCTAGGGTTAATGGATAGTTATCATAGTTTTAGATTCAACATTAATATGATGCCTAGACAAACAGGCAAGACTACATGTGCTGCAATCTATCTAGCATGGTTTGCAATGTTTAATCCAGATCAAACTATTCTTATTGCTGCACACAAATATACAGGTGCGCAGGAGATTATGTCACGTATACGCTTTGTGTATGAAACTTGTCCAGATCATATTAGAGCAGGTGTTACAAGTTACAACAAAGGCAGTATTGAGTTTGAAAACGGAAGTCGAATAGTTAGTCAAACAACAACAGGCAACACAGGACGTGGTATGAGTATCTCGTTACTATACTGTGACGAGTTTGCATTTGTGCAACCAAACATTGCTGAAGAGTTTTGGACATCAATATCACCTACACTAGCAACAGGTGGTAGAGCTATTATTACAAGCACACCAAACTCAGATGAAGATACCTTTGCAACTATTTGGAAACAAGCAGAACAAAAGTTTGATGAATACGGCAACGAACAAGATGTAGGTATAAACGGATTTCATAGTTTTATTGCAGAGTGGCATGAACATCCAGACAGAGACGAAGAGTGGAAGAAAGAAGAAATAGGACGTATTGGAGAAGAAAAGTTTA